AACCATGCTCCGATGCGTTGATTGTGGAGTACCTCTCAGACAGAAGGACGGGAAGAAAGCTCCCAAGTACTGTGAGGCAGACCGCAAGAAGCGCCAAGAGGCATACAAGAAGAAAAGGAGTAAATAATGGCTGAACGAACACTTGTGGAACTGCGTGACGAGGCCGGTGGGCCTAGCCACACGGGCGAGATTGCGTCGGTTGCTGAATCGTTTGTACGTTTCGTTGCGACTCAAGGACCGTACAAAACAGAGACTCTGCTCTTCCAGCAGGCTAATGGGAACGACTTCAAGATTAATGACACGATCAAAAGCCAGTTGGCGCACCCGTTGTTTGCTACGGTTAAAGCAGCGTCTGACGCAGCGGGCACCGCACAGATCTATTCTGTTGAGGTGAATTCGCTGGAATCCAATACCAACTTCAAGACCGTTACCCTGCGTGACGCGGAGGACATCGATAGTCTTGGTCTGGTGATCACGATTTTCGGATTCTAAAAACACATAGTCTCGGGGGAGAAAATGAAGCTACCTAGTACCTTGCGTCCTAGTAACTCGGAATACAGAGAGTGCCTGCCTGGGAAGGATCTACCTTCTTGGTTCATGGATGATCTGAAGAGTATTGACGAGAGACTGTACATCGTGTTTCACCCGTTCGCGGTGATATGGGATGATCTTATCAATCAGTACGAGGGCGAGTTAGAGAATCCACGCTTCACAATCCACCGAGAGCACGGCGAAGAGGTGTGGGGCTTCGTTACCATGTATGGCGATGGAGCCCCAATACCCGAAGGCGCGTGGCATGTGTGGCGGCTTGCAGAGCCTCACGGATGGTGTCATGTAGTGCGTGTTGACTCCAAGGAGGGTGGGTACCTCAAGCTGTTGGTCGACAGACTACACGTACAAACCAAGTTTCGTCAACGCTACGGAGACATCGCTTGGAACAGAAACACGCGCGATGAGGACGAAGAGGCACAGCGTAAGGCCCAGGATGCGAAGCAAGAAGGGTTCGAAGCGGTACAGGAAGAGAACTCGTGGCTGACCAAGAACGCCATGGAGAATTTCAAATCTGGAAAGGTCTCGCCTACAAATCCGACGATTGAGAAGATCTGTAGTTACGCTGGCCAGACGAACAAGTCCAGAACATCACGGCCTCTTGAAGACGCAGACGTTGGGTTGAAAGGGATTGACGACCTGTGAGAATCTGTACTCGGTGTAAGACGCCAAAAGAAGAAGACGAGTTTCATAATAGGTACAATAGAAAGTCAGGAAAAGGTAAACACAGTCGATGCAAAGAGTGTCATAAAGAATGGCAAACAGAGTACGACCACACCAGAAACCAGAAAGTTAGATTGGATGTCATACAGCATTACAGCGAAGGGCTAATGAAGTGTACTTGCTGTGGAGAGAGTCAAGAGAGATTTCTTTGTATTGACCACATGCAGAATGATGGAGCGGAGCATAGAAAGCAGATAGGAAAGAGCACAAACATCTATAGGTGGCTCATAAGAGAAAAGTATCCTACGGGTTTTCAAGTACTCTGCTTCAACTGCAACTGCGGAAAGGCTTTTAATAAAGGCACCTGTCCGCATGAGGAGATGTAGATGACGCAACTGAGTGGCACGCTCTCAAACTACATCGTCAGAGTTCGAAGGTACGTTGGTGAGGAGACCGCGGCTAAGAGTTTCTGGGATGACGATATGATCAAGCAAATCTTCAACGCCCACTACCGGAAACGGTGTGCTGAATTGGTCATGTCCTACGAAGGATACTTCACGGTTGTGGCTACCCGAGACACAGTTGCAGATCAAGAACGATACGCTTGGCCGACCGGCTTTGAGCGTCTAATGAAACTAGAGATCGTCCGATCAGATGGACGCACGGTTCCACTACAGCGAGAAGAGAGACACTACCACGCCAACCCCTCAGCCGCTACCAGCGGTGATTCCTACTCCCCCAGCTACCGCTCCATCGGGAGTGGTTTCGTGCTTGAACCAGCGCCTACAAAGGGCGTTGCTGGGCAGATCCGGATGGAGTACATCGGAACTCCGGCTGAGCTGACGGAAGGTGACGACATGCTGCACTCTGACTTCCCCACCATGCTGGACGAGATCGTAGTACTGGACACGGCGTGCGCGCTGTACGACCAAGAGCAGGCCCAGGAAGAGGGGCGGATGAGGAGCCTACTCAGACAGCGCACAGAATGGGAGCTGCAATTCGAGCGGTACATCGACAACAGAATGATCTCTTCGAATAAGGTGACCCCCTTCATCACACATTATCAGGATGCCTAATGTCCGGTCGCGAGCGGATACCGTTCCTTGACATAAAAGCATTCCAAGGTTTGTTTACAAAGGCAAGCACGGAAGCTCTCATGGCAGAGCAGCTCCGTATCTGTCAGAATATCGACTTCTTCGATGAATATGGTGCGCTAGCCAAGATCAGAGGCAGCTCCCGTGTGCTGGCCACAACGTATAAAGAAGCTGCTGTTGCGAAGAAGATCACGTGGCTGGACTTCTACAAGTCCGCTGACCTCGATGGCACCATCCTCCGACACACACTATGCGCTGCCGGTACCACCATTGGTAGGGTGGACGGTGACGTAATCACCCCACTCCTAACGGGGCGCACACCCAACCTATACCACAGCGCAGACAGACTCGACAGGCTGTTCCTCATCACCAACCAGAACCCTGACCGCGTAGGCGAAGGAGACACCCTCGTCAAGTATGACGGGGCGGTCATCACCAACTGGGGCGTGAGAGCCCCCGGTACGGAAGAAACTGTCATAGAACCCTTCGATGACTTCACCGAATGGACCGAGGAAAATGTCAATGCCTCCGACCAAACGAACGCCACGACGGGCCATGTCACCTGGGATGGGGACGCGATGCGGCTCGACTCCCGGTTCTACGGGTTCAACACGTATCACGTCCAGAAGGCACACAGCGGTGACGGCTTCTACGTTCAAGGAGACAGCAGAGACAACGCCGACGCAGCTCGTAACAGGGTGTCCGTTTACTCCTACATACCCCGAGGTGCGCTCACCGCGTCCCTCACCCACCCCACAGACACCGGCCTCCAAACAGCAGGACCGGCGATGTCTGTCTACGTTAGCCCCGACACTACTCCCGAGACCAACAACTGGCAGTTCGACTTCCCAAACGGGTCAGTGTTCGAAGGGTGGAACAAACTCAACCTCGACTTCGCCTCTGGCGCGCCGGGGAGTGGACAGCTAAATAGCCCTGCTGGCGTCCAGACAGGCAGCTTCTACCCGGAAGACCAGACAGTAAGGAGCACTCGTTTTGAATTCTACCTCGCAACGCGGCAGACGGTCGTCAGCGGGATTAGGCTCGACCGGTATCACAAAAAGGATGAGGGAACCCTCGTCGCCGTTCCATCTAACGATGGGGACGGGGATATCAATGGTGTTTACAGGTATAAAGTGGTTTACGTTAGTAAGTATGGTCAGCTTAGTAATACTGGTCCTGCGAGCGTGGATGAAACTGCGGTTGATGCTACCTCAATCGCGCTTACTCGAATCCCTGTCTCGTCTGACCCGCAGGTTACTGCTCGGAGACTCTACCGAACGGTAGGCAACGGCTCCGTATACCTGTTCCTAGACCAGATCCTTGACAACAACTCCACCACGTACACGGACATCACCGCTGACGGGAGCCTCGGTCAAGAGACGCCCCCGCAAGCCGGTGACTTCTCCGACGACAACTCGATCCCGCCCCAGGCAGGTATCGTGAAGGTCTGGAAGAAGACTGTGTTCATGGCCGGTGATCCACAGAACCCATACACCTTGTACTACTCAGAGGACAACGAGCCCGAGAGCTTCCCGCTGATCAACGCGTTCGACATGGACGGGAAGATCACGGCGATGTACGAGTCCTACGCAGGGCTGGTCATTGAGACTGAGACCGGGAAGTGGCAGATCATCGGCGACAACCCTGACTTCTCCCTCGACAAGATCGTGGATGGGATGGGTTGCGTGGGGCGAAGAGCTGCTGGAACCGCACGTCTGATCGGCTACGCAGTCGACCGTGACGGAATGCGGCTCTTCGACCTCGCTGAGACCAAGAAGATCAGCGAGCCTATCCGGGACAAGTACGATACTCTGAACAAGGTGAACATTGAGCTGATCCATACGGTTCACAGTAAGTCCAAGAACCTCATCATGCAGTTCAACCCCGACGCTTCGGGGGACTACACCTCGATCTTCGCGTACCAGTACCCAATGGATCAAGTAGAGACAGGATACTGGACCGAGATCGTAACACCTAGCGCGGCGAACTTGAACTTCCTAGACGCGGTTGAAATTGAAGATGCTAACGGAGACTTCCAAATACTGGCCTCGGGAGCTGACGGGATGATCTATCGGCTGTTCAACAACAGTTCGAAGAACTGGGTGGACTCTTCTGGTACGACGTACGC